CCCGAAAGAATCTCCTGCTGCGGGGCCTTGACACTTCCCCCGTTTTTCAAACCTATTGCAATAGAACATGGCTTTGCCAGGTTAGCGCTCGGCATGGTGCGGTGTGGCGGGGTCAGGCGAGGCTCGGCACGGCAGGGCCGGGCTCGGCGGGGTGCGGCTTGGTGCGGCCGGGTGTGGCAAGGGGGCCAATGGCCCGATTTTCTTTCATCCTTTCACGGAGGCTGAAGTATGTCTGCTGACTACCGTTTCGTTCTGACCGGTATCTCCCCGCTGTTGATGCACGCCGACGACGTGATGAAGGCGGACGAACTCGACGAATGGCGCAAGGCCACGGAGAACAAGAACCGTAGCAAGGCCGGTGACGACCGCTCGCCCGCGTGGACGTGGCAAACCTACTGCTACCCGGACGGCGATGCGCTGGCGATGCCGCAAGAGAACGTCATGGTCTGCCTTCGCCAAGCCGGCGCGCAGATCATCTTGAAGAAGCAAAAGACGTTCAAGGAACTCACGCAATCTGGCATGGTGATGGAGCGTGAGTTCTGCGAGTTCCTTTGCAATGGGAAGCAGGTTCCCACGTCGCTACTCGAAAGCCTGCGAGACGAGCCGTTCACCGAACACGTCAAGGCGGTGCGAAAGGCGGGCTTCGACCTGTTCGTGAAGCGCGCCCGCGTCGGGCAGAGCAAGCATGTTCGCGTGCGGCCGAAGTTCACCAACTGGTCGGTTCGCGGCCTGATTCACGTTCTGGCCGACGAAATCTCGGAGGAAATCCTGCGCAAGATTTTCGAGCTTTCCGGGCGCGTTGGCTTGTGCGACTGGCGGCCGGGGTGCAAGACGCCTGGGCCGTATGGGATGTATCGGGCCGAGATTCAGCGAGCGTAGTGGGCATGGCACGGTGCGGCGCGGTGCGGCGCGGTTGGGCTCGGCCGGGTTTGGCACGGTCCGGTAGGGTTCGGCAGGGCATGGTATGGTTGGGCGCGGCAAGGTTTGGCGAGCGCGTGGGAGCCAACGGCTCATCTTTCACAAAGGAATGACGATGTTTGAATCGAAGGCTGAAATCCGCCAAGCAAAAGATTCCCTCTGGTCCGCCTTGTGGGCTTTTGATCGAGGCGATTTGGTTCCGTGGCACGTTGTCGAACGCATCACCGGTCCGCGCCATGAAAACCCGGCGCGCGGCATCATCCGCTACATGCTGAAGCGACTTCTGCGAGAGCGCGGGCTTGTCACCCGCTGCCCTGCCGGGGAGGGCATCCGAATGCTCACGCACAAGGAGGTTGTTGAGCTAGTGTTCCGGCATCGAAACCGCAAGGCACGCAAGCAGCAGGCCGCGTGCATTCGGGAGCTTGAATGCGCGGACACCGGCTCTCTAAGCGACCACGAACGACGCTTACTCGCCATGCAACTCGACCGCAGCAACAAGCAGCGCCGCGCCCTCAGTCAAAGCGAACGGTTGTCGTCCGTCATTGCGCACCACGAATCGCGGCCATTGAGGCCGGTAGGAATTTGAGCCAGTCGCGGCATTGCGGGGCAAGGTGTGGCGGGGTCAGGCACGGCAGGTGCCAGGCAAGGCTTGGTAAGGGAGCCAACGGCTCGGCTATTGACACTTCCCCCGCTTCGCGTATCCGATTGGAGCTAGAAGACAGATAGGGGCCGGCGCCGGCGGGCGTTGGCAACCTGAGGCATAGACGGTCCGCCCCGTTGAGATGCCGTGAACATCGCAGCCCTTCACGGGGGCCGCGTCCTAACCGACGTTGGCCCCCGTTTGTCTTTCTTGGCTGCGAACTATGCCCGAAACTCTCGACCTCCTGCGCGACCACCACGAACAGCTACGGCTGCGCGTGGACACGTTTCGTTTGCAGCAGCAGGTGGCAGCCATCGAGTCCATCGAAGCGCAGCCGCGCGTCGTCCGCGAAGCCTACGGCGAACCGCTCAGCCCGCAGGAGATGAACCTGGACGGCTTCGGCCAAAGCCTGTTCGTGCGGCAGACTCGCATTGAGGACCGCAAGGACGGTTCGTTCTTTCCGATCTACGAGACGGAAACGCAACTGGCCGAGATTCGCGCCTTGGCCCGCGCCGTGACGTGCTACACGCCGGAAGGCCATTCGATTCAGCAGAACCTTGCGAACTACACGCTGGCCAAGGGCTACGACTACGACGTACAAGGCGATGGGGAGATTGCCGCAGTCGCCAAGGCCGCGCTGGTTGAATTCCTGGACGGCAACGACTGGCCGGCGGTGGAGCGCGAATTCTTCCTGCGCTCCCGAGAGGACGGCGAGTCGCTTTTGACGCTCGTCCCCCGTGGCGACAACGTGCGAGCCAAGTTTGTCGAGCCGGACCAACTCCGCGAGCCGGCAAACAAGCGGCAGCTCGACGAGTGGCTCGATCTGGGCATCGTTCCGGCTTGGAAATACGGCGTCCACACCGAAGAGGATTGGCCGAGCGACCCGCTTGGCTATCACGTCGTTCGCGACGGCGCCGGGAGCGATTGGGACTACTTCCCCGCCGCCGACGCTACCCTTGCCGTGCGCCTCCGTAGCGGGCTCTTGGAGCATTGCAAGCTGAACGTCTACGGCAACGCGAAGCGCGGGGTGAGCGACTACTATCCCGTCCACGACAAGATCGCCAAGAGCGACAAGCTGTTGGGCAACATGCTGGCCGGTGGCGCGATTCAGGCGGCCATCGCGTGGATTGTCGAGAACGCCGCGACCACGAGCGCCGGCGACTTGGCGAACCTTGAGGCGACACGCTTCACGACCTACGAGCAGCCGCGGCCGAAGCAAGGCAGCCTGACGCGCAACGTGCGGCACTTCCCGCCGGGCTCGATTGTCGAGACGAGCGCCGGGCGCAAGTACCAGCCGGGGCCGATGGGCAGCCAGCGCGCGCCGTACTTTGTCGAAATGATCCAGGCCGGCTTGCGCATCGTCGGCGCGCGGTGGTCGATGCCCGAGTACATGATTTCGTCCGACGCATCGAACGCCAACTATTCGTCGACGCTGGTTGCCGAGTCGCCGTTCATCAAGGGGCGCGAGCACGACCAGACGCGCTACGCGCTGCACTTCCGCCGCATCTTGTGGAAGGTGCTGTCGCTGCTGCACGCGATGGGACGATTGGGCAACTACTCGTGGGAGGAAATCAAGCAGGGCGTCAACGTCGTGGTCAAGCCGCCGAAGGTCGCCACCCGCGACCCCGTGGCGCAGGCGTCGGTCGACCAGATCCTCGTGGCTCTTGGCGCAAAGAGCGTGGAGAGTGTTTCGACCGACCACGGCTTGGACTACGCGGCCGAAGTTGAAAAAGGGGCGGTACAGTCGCTCCAACAGCAACCCGGCGCCTTCGATCAGCATGGCAACGAAGAGAGCGGCGAGATGGGCGGGCTTGGCCGCCGGCAGTTCAAGAACAACCGCCGCGCCATGCAAGACATTCTCGACGACCTGAACGATGGAGTGGCGAGCCGCGAAGAGGCGATCGAGCTGCTTGTCGCCTTGGGCATCAACCGGGCGAGGGCCGAGAAGTTCGTCGCCGCTCGCTTGGAACCGACGACCGAATCGACCATACCCGCCGAACAACGCACCTGGCTTTCGCACGTCGCACAGAAGGTACGAACCCTCCATGCCTCGATTGGTGGGCCGTGAAGAATTTGAACGCCGCATTCAGCGCGTCATCGACCGGGCGCACCGGCGCTACCGCGATGCGCTCGTGCGCGCCATCGGCTGGCCGCCCAAGTGGACGCCTGAAGCCGAAGAGGTGCTTGCGAAGATCGAACGCGCCATCGCCAACGACGAAACGGCTGCCCTGCTGGCTCTCGTGTTTGTTGCAGGCGCTGACAACCTTCGCCGCCAGGTTGATTTGCCGCTCGACCCAGACCGCATGGCAGAGCGCGCCGAACGGTACGCCCAGCGACGCGCAACAGAGCTTGGCCGGCGGATGGCCGAGACGACACGGGACCGCCTGCGCCGTTCGGCAGACATCGCCCGCGACGCCGTGGACCGCATCCCCGACGCGAGCAATCGTGTCGGCGGAACCGGACGGACGGAGCGCGAGATTCAGCGCGAGCTTGAAGCCGACGTCAAGCGAACCATGGGCCGCGACCGGAGCGAAGGCGTTTCGATCGGCGAGACGAGCAAGGGGAGCGTGCAAGGCGAGCGAGGCGCACGTGACGAGGTACGCAACGAGCACGGCATCGAACTGGTCGCGTATTGGCGGCACAGCGGACACCGCCCGAAAGGACACGCCGGAGCTGCCGAATCGCCCTGTCCGATTTGCACGCCGCTTGAAGGCCGGAATGAATACGAGTGGCCGCTCATCCACCCGAGCAAGCCGGATGTATGGGACGGGCCGGCCGCGCATCCGTGGTGTGACTGCGGAACGGAATACGTCGCCGTGGATTCAAGCCTGTTGAAGGACGCCCGCGCGGCACTGGGAATCAAATGACCCGCAAATCAACACAGCAGACGCTACGCGAGACACACTACTCGCCCGACGCGAAGTTGGACGAAGAGGCGGGCATCGTGCGCAACGTCAAGGTGCTCGGCTCCGCTTCCCTCAATGGGCGCACGTACTCGCCCAAGGCCATGAAGGAAGCCTTGTCGATGTACGCGGGGGCTGACATTTTCCTCGACCATCGACCGAAGGGGAGCCATGACGACCGCCCGGTGCGCGACAAGTTCGGCTGGCTCGAAAGCGTCCGCGAAGAGAACGGCGAACTCCGCGCCGACTTCCACTACCTGAAAGAACACAGCTACGCCAAGCCGTTTGAAGAGGGCGTCCGTCGTCGGCCCAAGCACTTCGGTTTGTCGCACGACGCCGAAGGGCAGGTTGTCCGCAACAACGGCAAGGCGGTAGTCGAGTCCATCATCCGGGTCAACAGCGTTGACCTCGTAAGCAAGCCCGCGACCACGCAAGGTCTTTTCGAGAGCGAGGAAGCCATGCCCACGACCGTCAAGAAACTGGTTGAGTCCCTCGACGCCAAGCACCCGCAGCGAAAGCGGCTGATGGAAATGATGGGCGACTCGATGATGGCCGAAGCGCCGGTCGACGCCGCGCCGGAAATCAACGCCGACGAGCAAGCCAAAATAGCCATTCATGCGATGGTGGCTGCCGTGTTGGAAGACGACAAGGGCTATCCCGACAGCAAGGCGAAGCTCGCCAAGATCGCAGAGATTCTCGACGCGAAAGACATGCTGGTGGGCGACAAGAAACCCGAGGGCGAAGGGGAAGGCGAGCCCGACCCCAAAACCGAAACCAAGGAGAGCAAAGCCATGCAAGCCGAACTGACGCGCGTCGCCGGCGAGGTGAAGTCGCTCCGCGAAGAGCGCGACGAATTGAAAACGAAGGAAGCCTGCCGAGCGTTGCTCGAATCCAAGAACCGCCCGGTCGACGAGACGAAGCTCGCGGCGCTGGCCGCCGTGCCCGAGTCCGTCCGCGTGGCGCTGGTCGAGTCGTGGCCCGAGAAGCCGCGTGTCGGCGAACGCCCCAAGACCTCGCCGCCGGCCGAGTCGATCAGCGAAGGGTACGACGACCACCTCAAGAAGAACGGCGGCACGCTCGCCGGCTCCTGCAAACTGTGAACGGCAAACCAAAACCCGGAATCCTGTTGGCCCTCCCGACGTATTGCGAGAGCATCGCGCCCATGACGGCGATGCGCGCTTATCGGGAGTACACGCTGCACCGCTCGGCCGAAGAGACGCCCTACGCGCTCTTCTACAAGCCGACGCGGGCCAGCCTGTTGGCGAAGGGATTCAACATGGCTCTGGCTCACGCGCTCCAGTTGCGCGACGCCGGCTACGTGCGCTACTTCGCCATGCTGCACGCCGATATCGTGCCAGAGCCAGGCTTCTTGGACAAGCTGTTCAAGCTGATGCAGTTGACCGAAGCGGACGTGATTTCCACCGTCATCCCGATCAAGAACGCGCCGCAAGATGGCCACTACGTCGAAAAGGACGGCGTGAAGCATCGCATCATGCTGCACGACAACGAGGCCACCAGCACGGCGATCGACGAACCGGACGGAAAGTGGCAGCCGGCGCGTCGGTTGACGCTGACGGAACTTGCGGCACTACCCGTAAGCACGTTCGACGCAGCGGACCTCAACTGCCCTGGGCGCGCGCTGCTCGTCAACACCGGACTGTGGATTGGCGATTTGTTCGGAGAGTGGGCGAACCGCACCGTCACGGTCAACGGCGTTGAGGAACTCGAATGCGCCTTTTCGATCGACGACCGAATCGTCGTGGACCGCAGCGGAGAGACACCGCAGTACAAGACGGACGTTGAGCCGGAGGACTGGCGGTTCTCTCGCTACTTGCACCGTATCGGCGCGAAGGTGCTGGCGACGACGGACATTCACGCCAACCACATCGGCACGGTCGGATTTAGCAACACCCTGCCTACTCGGCAACTTCAGGAGACCAGCAAATGACCGTCAAACTGCTCGACTTTACCCAAGAGTTCGACCGCGTGAAACTTCAGCACGGGTTCTTCGACGACTTCGATTGCCCGCCGCCGCGGCAGCACGCCAACTACACCGCCGCCGCGCTGACCAACGCCGCCGACCTGGCCTCCACCATCATCTTCGCCGCCGGCCCGAATCAGGGCATTCAGCTCGAAAGCGTGCTGATTACGCCCGACGGCGCGTCGGCGCAGATCGACAACACGAACACGTCGGTTTGGACCGTCACTGACGGCACCAACACGATCGTCGCCGAGACGTTCAACGCCGCCGACACGTTCCCGGCCACGCAAACCCAGCAGTCGCTTGGCACGCTCGCCTTTCGCAGTCTCGCTGCCGGCGGGCGGCTCGAACTGGCGATCGCCAACGGGACCGCTGTCGATACGCCGTTGACCGTCGTGACTGTCGAATACTCGCCGCTCGAATGGGACGGCTGGAAATTCATCGCCACCGACGGGGGAGCGTTCAGCTTCGCCGATGCGGTTGGCGGGCGCATCTCGATCACGCCGAGTGACGGAACTGAAAGCGACAACGACGAGTGCTACCTCGTCCGCAAGTTGGAGACGTTCCTGATTGCGGCCAACAAGCCGATCGTCGCCAAAGCGCGGGTGCAGTTCAGCGAGGCCAACACCGACGACGCGAACGTCATGTTCGGGCTGATGAACGCCTGGGCCGCGAACCACCTCCAGGACGGCGGCGCGGGTCCGGCGGCTTCCTACAGCGGCGCCGTCATCTACAAGGTGGACGGCGGGACGGTCTGGAAGACGCAGGTGAGCCTTTCGACCACGCAAGACAGCGCGACCAGCACCAAGACGGCCGGCGGCTCGGCTTTCCAGGAGTTGGAAATCCGCATCACGCCGGTCAATGCGACGGAAGCCATCGCCACGTTCTTTGTCGACGGCGCGCAGTTGCTCGAAAGCACGTCGCGCGGGCTGATGCCGATTGAGCACCGCTTCACGTTCACCAACGCCACGGAAATGCAGCTCGGCTTCGGCGTCAAGAACGGCGGCGCGAACGCGGAAACCCTGGTCATCGACGCGGTGGCCTGCCAGCAGACGCGGTAACGAAAAACGCCCCTGCGGCGCGAACCGCAAGGGCGCAACCAGAAACTGGGCGAACCAGTCCCGGGTAAGAGCCGGACATGGGAGCCCCCTTAGGAGTTTACCATGACCATCGACCACGCGAAACTTCGCCGGAGTTTTCTGGCTGCGCGCAAAGACGGCCGCGAGGACCGCTTCCACGCCGACCTTAAGGAAGCGTTCAAGAAGCGCGAAATCACGCCGCAGGACTTCAGCATCCGCCGGCTCTACGAAAACTTTGTCTTCGATTCGCACGGCGACCCGGCCGGGCGCGAGTTGGCGGAGTCGTTCAATCCGACGCATCCCACCGAAATGCTGCGAGAGGCCGGCGATGCCGTGATGGCTTCGCACTTCACGGCCATCAGCGGGCAGATCGTCTACACCCGCACGCTCGACGCCTACAACAAGCCCGGGCTGCTGTGGCCCGAGCTGTTCACCGTCGTTCCGACCCAATTCGACGGCGAGAAAATCCCCGGGCTCGGCGGCATTGGCGACCAGGCGCAGTCGATCAACGAAGGCGCCGAGTATCCGAAAGTCGGCATCGGGCACGACTACGTGGAGACCCCTTCGACGATCAAGCGTGGCATGATCGTGCCGGTCACGAAGGAAGCCATCTTCTTCGATCGCACGGGGCTCTTGCTCCAGCGGTGCAGCGAGGTGGGCGACTTCATCGCGGTGAACAAGGAAAAGCGGTGTCTCGACGTGGCGCTGGGATTGACCGACACGTACCGCTACAACGGCACACTCATCACCAACTTCGACGACAGCAGCGGCGCCCACAATTGGGACAACCTCGCGGCCTCGAACGCGCTGGTGGATTGGACCGACATTGAAAACGCCGAGCTGCTGTTCGATGCGATCACCGACCCCAACACCGGCGAGCCGATCAACGTCATGCCCGACATGCTGATCGTGCCGACGGCGCTGAAGCACACCGCCATGCGGATCGTGAGCGCGACCGAAGTGCGGCAGGACAACAACGCCAACTCGAACACGGCGATCATTCAGACGCTTTCGCCGTCCCCGCTCAATCAGTACCGCGTGCTGTCGAACCAGTACGTCAAGGCGCGGACGACGAGCGCCTCGACCTGGTTCATCGGGCAGGCCAAGCGTGGACTGTATTACATGGAAAACTTCCCGCTACTGGTTCAACAGGCCGGGGAGGATTCGCACGACGCCTTCCACCGGGATATCGTCGCGCAGTGGAAGGCCGGCGAACGTGGCGCAGCGGCCTGCGTCGACCCGCGCACCCTCGTCAAAAACACCGCTTAGGAGGAAGAAACCGTGGCGAAAGAACGAGAAGACGAGCTGGCGTTGGCCCAGCTCCAAATCGAAGACTTGCAGCGGCAGCTTGCGGCGAAAGACGCCGAGCACGCGGCCAGCATTCAGGCGGCGCTGTCGGATGCCGGAGGTACACGCGCCGGCGGGACCGACAAGGTGGCCGGCAAGGGTCCGTTTTGGGACTTCGAGTGCGAGTGCCCCAAGCTGGCGACGCAGTGCAACGCAATCACCCGCGAGGACAAGCTGAAGTGCGGCGCCATCAAGGTCATCAAGGCCGGCGACGAATCGGACGCCAAGCGGCTGTTCTGTATCCGCACGCTGGTCAAGGGCCGCTCGCTCGACCCCTCGGAATGGACGGTCACGGTCAAAGGGCTTCAGGACCGCGAGCGATTCGAGCGCGCCGCCAGGGTGAAGCACAAGCGGATGGTCGATTCCGGCATGTGGCCCGAGACCGCCAAGCTGCCCGTGATTCGCGGCGTCCCCGTCCCGGTGTAAAGGAGAAATCAATGCGACTCGTTAGCCAAACAACCAAGACCCCGCTCCGTGGCTTCATCGTTTCGGGCGGCGACAAAGAGCCGGCCGAGTGCCTCGCGCTCGACGAAAGCGAGGCGGTCAACCTGTACCGCGGCGGCCAGCCCGACCTACAGTCCGTGCAGTACCGCACGGAGCCGGTCGACGCAAAGAAGCTGCTCGCGAAGTGGGCGGCGGAGGACAAGGCTGCGGCTGAAGAGAAGGCCGAGGCGAAGGCTGAAGCAAAAGCCGAAGCAAAGGTCGAAAGAGCCGCGAAGGCCGAGGCCAGAGCGGAGGCCAAGGCTGAGAAGGAAGCCGAGGCCGAATCCGAAGCGGAGGCCAAGGTGAAGGCCGAATCCGAGGAGACGAAGCATGAGCCTGACCAACCTTCAGAACCGTCGCACCGAAGTCGAGCAAGAGATCGAAGAGTTGAATAACACCTCCAAGCCCGAGCGCAAGGCGGCGCTGTACGCGGAGCTGAAACTGCTTGACGAGGCCATCGCCCGGCACAGCAGCAACACGCCGTTTGAAAGCATCTCGCAAGGCATCACCTGAATGTGGCCACGTCGAACGCACGAAAGATCATCGAGCGCGTGCAGGTGCGCATTCAGGCGCTCTCTTTGACAGGCATCGACGACGACAAGGTGGTGATTTGCGAAGCCGCCGAAGTCAACGACCAGGCGACGCAGGAGATTCTCGGCGGCTTGCCGGGCGTGCTGTTGATGGCGGTTGACGCCGAGACCATCAACACGGGCGGGTTCACCGGCACGAACGCCAGCGACGATATCGGCTACCCGGTGTTGGTTGGTATCCACGCGAGCAAGACGGAAGACACGAAGACAGACGACGACGCCCAGCGGGTTTGGCGGGAGACGATTCGCAAGGCGTTCATCAACCAACGGCTGACGGACGCAAGCGGGAACTCGCTCGCGATGATATGCCTTGCGGAGCCGCGCCAGCAGGTCGATGCGATTCAGCGGCGGTTGAGCCTTACCTGGTCAAGCGTAATGGTGCTGCGATTCATTGCGAGGGAACTACGTGGCTGACACTGTTCAGGGCGCTGCCGGGCTCGATGAATATCTCAACGACTTCTTTCAAGAGGCCGTCGAGCTGGACCTTGAACCGGCGATGGAGGCCGAGTTCGGCCACCTCGAAAGGCTGCACGAAACTTACTTCGACAACGAACGCGCGCCGGATGGTTCGCCATGGGCGCCGCTTGCCCCGTCGACGATCGCAAGGAAGGGGCACAACCGCATCTTGATCGAAACCGACGCCATGCGCAAGTCGCTTGTCGATCAAAGCGGGGATTCGATTCGAGAGCTGGCCCGCGCCAGCACGCAAGGTTTGAGCTTCGGCACGAACGACCCCAAGTCGCCGTTCCACACCAAAGGGACGGGACGGATGCCGGCGCGTGAGCATATCGGCGTGACCGAAGACTACGCGGACCAACTAGCCGAGCGCACCGCCGACTTCATCGTGGAGGCGCTGACGAAATGATCGTGAACATCTACGGCAACTGCGCGGTGGTCTTCGCTGACGACCTATCGAACTACCGCGTGTATTCGAGCAACAAAATCAAGTCGATTTGCGCGTCGACGGAGAACCCCAGCGCGCGCGTCTCGCAGATGACGGCCGAGATTCTGGCGGATGCCACGCTGCTTGGGGAATTCGACGAGTTGGCGACTGCGGTTCAAGTGGCGCGGCGCGGGGTGCCGCCCTCCCTTCCTCCCGCCCCGCTCGCGCCCATGAAGGAGAGCACCGATGGCTGACGGCAATCCCGGCGCAAGTGCGAGGCTATACGTCGAACCCGGCAGCGCGCCCCATACGTTCGACACATCGAGCGAGTCTTACGAGTTCCTGTCGGAGTCGATCGGCAAGCGCGGCTCGATTCTGGACACGAACGGGATTCGCGGCACGCGCAGCCACCACGCGGCGATGACGCGCGGCGGCCCCGCGGAAGTGGGCGGCTCGCTGCGGATGAACGTCACGCCGATCATGCTCGACTTGTGGTTGCCGAGAATTCTGGGTTCGGCGGAATCCAACGACTCGTTCACGCTCGCCGAGACGCCGGCCGCCGACTTCGGCCTGCTGGTCGACCGCGTGGAGGACACCGAAGAGTACACCGACTGCCGGGTCAATCGCGCCATTTTTCGCGGGTCTGCCGGCGGGTTGATCGAACTCGAATTGGAAATCTTCGGCAAGACGGCGGTCGCCGGCACGAACGCGCCGGTGGTCGCGCTGTCCGTCGCCGCCAACAACGCACCGTACACGTTCAGCGACAGCACGCTCACGCTCGCCAGCAGTTCGCGGCAGATGATGAATTTCGAGGTGGAGATCAACAACTTCCTGGACCGGCGATTCACGAACAGCAACGCGGCGACCTCGCTCCGCGCGCAAGACCGGCTGGTTGCTCTGCGCACGACCAACCCGTGGAACGAAGACACCGACGATTTGTACGGACAGGCGAACGCGGGCGCGGCCGGCACGCTGGTTTTCACCAACACCAACCTATCGACCACGTTCACGTTTGGCACGCTTCAGGTGCCCGACAGCTCGCCCAATGTGGGCGGCAAGAACGAGATTCCGCTGTTGTTGGAAATGATCGCACGCATGACGGGCTCGACGCGCGAGTTGGTCGTGACGTCGGATTCAGTCGCATGATTCGGCTGCTTCAGAGAATCGAACGGCGGTTGCCTCGATACACGCACGTCGTCGAATGCACACGCGACGCCCACCGCGTTTGCATCGTCTGGCGAGTCAATCGCTGGACGCCTGGTTACTGGATTGGCTGGGTTCGTGTCGTTGTCTTTGGAGATAGGCACGGCTCGGCATTTTTCAACTGAGGAAGGGAAACGATGGAAGGGAAAGTTTGCGGCTATATCGCGGATGGGTACACGCGGAAGGGCTACATCGCGGCCGTCCCGCGGCTCTACCCTGCTTTGCGGTTTACATTCCGCCCGGCGCTGACTGCCGAGCGCGCCAGAATCAACCGGCAAATCGTCGACAGCAAGACGGACGATATCGGAGAGGCGATTGCGGCCCGCGAAACGGCGCGGCGCGTCGTGAACTGGGACTTGACAGATTGCGACGATAAGCCGGTCCCGTGCGATGCCGAGCACCTGCTGCGCGTGCAGCCGAGCCTCAACGGGCGGTTGTATCGCGTTGTGATGGGATTCGAGGCGCCGGACGAAGACGAGAGCGAGCGGCCCGAGAAGCTCGACCCTGAACTGGAAGCGTTGGTCAAGGGCATGGGCACCGAGGAACTGCTCGAAAAAAACTCCGCGACGGGATGATGGCGCTGACCTTTCATCCCGTCGTCGCCTGCCGCTCGTGTGTCGCCTGCCGAGCCTACCAGCACGGCGACAACATTCCGGTTGGCGAAACGCAATGGACGTTCGGCGCGGTTCAGAAGGACGCCCAAGGCAACCCACGTCCGCGTCCCAGGGGCAGTAAGCCGCCCTGCGAAATGAACAAGAAGGCTTGCCCGAAAGGGCACTGGTCGCGGCCGATTGAACTCAGCGAAACGAATTGGCAGGCTTTGACTTACCACGACGAATGCGAGGCCGTTGGAGCATGGCCGGATGACGCGATTGTGCGGCGAAATGCTGCTATAATCGTCAGCGTCCGAAAGTCGTTCCAACGCACCAAACAGGAAGAGCTATCCGCCCTCTTGCGGATCGCCACCACTCGCCGGTGAGCCAAGCCGAGAAAGACGCTCTGAAAGCGCTGAAGCAGTTCCGCGCCGAGATTCTCAGGATGCACCCTGAGAACATCACGCCGCAGAACTGGCTTGCGATCAGGGCCGAGCTGCTCACCATTCTGCAAAGCCATCGCGACACGCTGAAGGCGAACGCGAAGTTTGGCAGAGAATTCCGGCGCATCACCCGCGCCATGCGAGATGTCAGACGCGATCCGAAACGTCACGGTCAAGATCAACTATGAGATCGCCAAGAGCGACCTTAAGGTAGACACTTCGCAGTTAAACAAGGCCATCGACGCGGCCAGCGCGAAGTCGACCGCGGCCACGCAAGCGGTGCTGAAGGATATCTCCGCGCACACCAAGGCCGTCTTCGACCTTCAGAAGTCGCAGGCCGACACGATCGCCCAGGAAAAGGCGCAGGCCCGTCTCGCCGCCTCCGCGCGTGCTGCCGCGAACGAAGCCAGGAAGGCCCAGCGTGAGCAGGAAGCCGCCGCCAAATCAGCCGCCCAGGAACTCGAAAATCAGCGCAAGGCCCAGGAGCAAGCCGCCAAGGCTGTTGAGCAGGCCAATAAGCAGGTTCTGCAATCGAACCTAAAAACGGCCGAAGGATTCAAGCTGGCCGGGGAGGGGTTGTTCACGATGGTCCGCGGCGCCGCGCTCTTGGGTGGCGCGGGCAACAAGGACATGGCGAAGTTCGTCGAGTCGATCGCGCGCGTGCAGGGCGTGTTCGACCTCTTCAAAGGCGCGACCGATATCGTTAAGGGGGTCTCGATTGCGATTCAGGGCATGCGCGCGGCGGCGGCTGCTGGGGCCGTGGCGAATGCCGGACTTGCGGCCAGCAACGCCGCGGTTGGCGCGTCGGCTACGGCCGCGGCCGGCGGCATGACGGCGTTGCAGGTGGCCACCGGGCCGGTTGGTATCGCCGCCATCGCGGTGACGGCGGCCGTCGTCGGGCTCGTGTTCTGGCTAAACAGCCTGCGCGAATCGGAAAGCAAAGTCGCGCAAATCGAGGAAGAGGCGATCCGCCGCCGCGAGCGGTTGGCGGACGCCACGGAGGCGCTCGCGCGGGCTTCGGCTTCGGCGCGGGAAGTAGCCGGCATTCTCGACCCCGTGGCCGCAAAGGCGAATCGGCAGCAGGCGCTCGCCGGCGTCGGCTCGGCGATTGACGCGGCCGGCAGTCAACGGCTCGATGCGCAGCGACGGGAGCAGGAGGCAAGCGACGAACTGCTGAAGCTTCAGTCTGGCAAGGCCGCCCGCGAAAAGCAGTTTCTTGGGGTCCGCACCGGGTCGGCCGACGATCGCCGGCGCGCTGTCGAGTTTGAGCGCACCCTGGACCGGAAGAGCGTTGAGGAGGGCAAGAGCGAGGCCGACGTGTTCGCTGAAGCGGAAGCCAGGGTCGCAGCCGCCAAAAAGGAAGTGCTGTCGTTCGACGAACGACTGGTGCAGCTCGCCGAAGAGAAAAAGCGGCTCACGCAAGAATTGGCAAACGATGACAAGCGCGCCTTGGACGTGCGCAAGCAAGACCTCGAAACACAAAAGCAGCTTGTCGAAGAGACGAAGCGCGAAGCTGCCGAACGGCGCAAGACAGCGGAGCAATTAAAGAACCAGCAGGAGAATCTCGAACTGGCGTTTGGTGCGCTGAAGGGGAGTAAGCGAGCGCAGGCAGAGGCGATCCGCGAGAAGTTCAAGGCCGGCACGGCTACAGAGAAGGAGGCCAGGAAGTTTGAAGAGCTGGTTGGCAGGACAGAGGAATCGGTATCAGTACTACGTGCCGGAGCAAAGTCGCGTGGCAGCGAAGAGTTTGCCGGTGGGCTGACGCCGGTGGGCGGCACGTCCTCGTTTGCCGCCGGACGCGCGGACGCCACTCGCCAAGCAGCCGCGTTTGAAGAGGCCGCATTCGAGCAGGCCGAAGAACTGCGCCGACGTGGCGAGAAGCTCAATAGCGACATGCGCGAAGTGCAGAACACGCTCGTTACGTCGTTCACCGACCTAACGGATTTGATTTCCACGATGAACGGTCGCTTGTCGCAGCAGCAGGAAGAGATTTCCCGCCTTAAGGCTCGCAATGAGAACGGTTGATGTACTTTCAATATGGAAACTTCATCCACGGCGATGGTTTGGTGAACGTCGCACACCGCAAGCGCGCCCAGCGCAACTCGCGCGGGTTCGTCGGCATCACGACCGAAATGCTGGAAATCGAAGGGGAGATCAGCGAGCAAGACAACCAGGCGAGTATCCGCACCGCTATCCAACAGCTTCAGGCCGGCTACGCTTTCGACGGCTTCGATGCCGGGCTCTTTCACGACGACGGAACACGATCGTCGCACTACCTTCCCAGTTCGACAAGCGTCTCGGGCGTGCAAGTGCAGTCGATCGACTTCCCGCAAGACGCGCGGACGGGCGAGTACGCCACGGGGCGCAAGTTCTCAATTGTGCTGACGGCCGAGTACGCGAATCCATCAGTCACTTTTCAAGACTTCAAGGAAGAGATTCAGATTATCGGCGACGGCGGCCCGCGCATCGTCGGCATCGAAACACTGGTAGGCGTGCCGCAGCTTCAGCAGACGGCCAAACGAACACTGGTGACGATGCGGCAGACGGGGCTCGCTGTCGGGCTCACGTCGCGGCCCGACCCGCCCGCGCCGATCTGGCCGCAGTTCGAGCAGCGAGACAAACGGCGGGTTAGCAAGGGCAGCCCGGTGCAACGCGGCAAGGCGTTTCTGGACTGGGCGATTTCGTGGGATTACTCATTCCTCTCGCCCGGGCCAATGACCGGCGAGCCGAATAGGAGATAGACAGTGGCGACACGCACTTTCCTTGGACGCGCCGCGCCGGTTCCGCAGCGCAGCACGTTGACGCTGGGCGGGACGTGGCTCGAAACCGAAACGCTGACCATGACGATCAACGGCAAGTCGCTCGTGCTGACGATCGGCGGGACGGTGACAACGACCGTTATCCTCGACAACATCCTCGTGATGCTGACCGGCTCGGGCTCGTTCGGCACGGGCTACAGCGCGATTGGCTCTGGCGCAACGGTTGGCGAGTTCAAGCAACTCACCTTTGAAAAGACTTCGGCCACCGTGTTGACGATCACCGGGGCGGCGGACGGGCGGCCGTTCACGCTGGCCACCACGGAGTCGAGCACCTCGGGCACCGTTTCGGACGCGACGGTTTCAGGCACGGGAACCGGCCCGCACCACGCGAACAACGTCGACAACTGGAGCGCGGACACGCTCCCGGTGACTGGCGACGATATCGTGCTCGACGGACTCAGCACGTCGGCGCTGAAGTACGCGCTCGACGGGCTTGCGATTCAACCCAACAGCATCGTGCAAACGTCGGATTACACTGGGGAGATCGGGCTGCCGAAAGTCAACACCGACAACCCGAGCTACCCCTATGACGAGTATCTCGTCGATGCCCTCACGTTCGCCGACGACGCGAACACGAATACTACGACTTGCACTATCGGTTCGGGAAATGGTCCCGGTTCGCCGCGCACCAAAATCAACTTCGCCGACTGCACGGGGGTGACGATCAACGTGCAGAGGACCGGGCAATCGGCCGAGACAGGCATCCCCGCGCTGCTGCTGCAATTCTCCGACTCAGCCACCATCCTGAACGTCAACCGCGGCGACGTTGGGGTAGCGTTTTACGAAGGGGAGGACGGGCACCTCGCCACCTTGCGGGTGGGTTACATCGACAACCCTGCCGGCGATGCAAACGTCGTCTTAGGAAAAGATGCCGACATTGCGGACGCGACGATTACCGTCTCGGGCGGAACGCTGACCACGAACAGCGCGAACGGCTCGGGCACCGTCACTATGCTTGGCGGGATTGTCACCGTCAACGCCGGCGCCTACGCCTCGATCGTGATTGACGCGGGCACCTGTTACTACCAGTCGCCCGGAACACTGGCCAGCGCGATTATCGGCAGCGACGCAACGCTCGACTTTTCGCGCGACCTTCAAACCCGCATCGTCTCGGCCTGCGCGATTCACAACCGGGGCACGATCCGCGACCCGAACCGTACCGTTACCTGGACGACCGACATCGACATTGTGCGGTGCTCGCTACTGGAGGTAACGCTAGACATTGGAACGCATCTATCCGTAGGTGTCGGTGATATCTAATGGAATTCCCCTCCGCCCTCTTCCGATTCACCAACATTCCCGACGGCGCAATCCGCTCGGGAGAGCTGGCGTTCGGGGTGGGCGCGCAGCCGAGTATCGCGTCGATCGAAGTCTTGCCCAACGACAAGATTTCACCCGGGATTGGCGAGCTGCAAATCGTCTACTCGGGACCGAATCCGGTGACGCTGAAGTTTCCCGGCTGCGCGCTCCTGGCTGGGCGGACGGAGTACACCGTCAACGGCGCGACGTTCTGGCGGATTCGGATTGCCGATCGGCGGTGGAGCTGGAAACACAGTCATATCTCGGGCAAGTACAACGCGCGCGACGGCAACGGCGACCTGGACAAAAAAACGTACCTCGAGCGCTCGCCACAGGACCTGGCAAGGCTGTTGCTGGCGGCGCTCGGCGAGACGGCGTTCGACGTGTTCTCGTTGCCCAACGACTCACGACCTGCTGTCGATTGGGACGAGGCCCGCGCCGACGTCGAACTCGAACGGCTCTGTGAATCGCTCGGCTGCCGGCTGGTGCTCGGGCTCGACAATAAGCCGCGCATCCACAAGCTGGGAATCGGCAAGAATCTACCCGCGGACGGCGCTGCCACGAACGCATCGGTGGGCTACGAGCGCAGCGCAATCCCCGGCAAGATTCGGGTCGTGTTCGCGCCGACGGTGTTTCAGGACAAGATCAAACTGAAGGCCGTGGGCGAAGAGACGGACGGGAAAATCGAACCGATCGACGACCTCTCCTACAAGCCAGTCGACGGCTGGGGGCACCCCGGGGATTTAGAGGATGACGAGGAAAAGTACACCGACTATGGCGGCGTGGAGCACTTTGTGCGCGACCTGGCCGAAAAGACCGTCTATCGCTTCTATCAGATTGAAAGCCTCTGCGGGCTGCCCGAGGGGACGTGGACGCCGAAGGGGAGGCCGTTGATTGAGGGCACCATTCAGCAGGTATTCCTAAACGACGTGCTGATCGACTCGGCGACCGACCCGAGCGGCACGCGCAAGCAGATTCCGGCGTATGTCGAGGGCGAGTACAGCGACGACGAACTAGACACGGAAAGCTTTATGACGGAGCCCGGCACGCGATGGCGCGGCTCTGTGTCGATCGACAGCGAACGGCGGATCGTAAGCGTTTCCGGCGACGATGAATTCGGCGCGTACACGACCTCGGACGACGACGGCAGCGAGATTGGCCCGGCGGAACTGTACCTCGTGACCACCTACACGCTGCGCGACAAGACGGGTGCGGTTGTGCGGCACTCCGTCGAAAAGGAAATTAGCAAGAACCCCGGCGTGCTCGCGATTCGCGCCGACCACCTGGCGCTGACGGTTCGCCAGCGATACACCGGCCCGACGGCGCGCGGGGAAGTGACCACGAATCTCAACCTCGTCGACCCGGAAGCAGAGCGGCTCATCAAAGCCGAGCAAGAGAAGCTGAAGCCGCAGCGCGCCGACGATTTGGAGTGGGCGGGAATCCGCAGTGACGTTGTGCCAGACGGCGCAATCTCGCAAGTCACCTGGAGCGTCGGACCCTCTGGAATCTTCACGCGCGCCGGCCGAAATACCGAACCGTCAACCGCGGCCGTGCCCTACGAAGAGAAACGGCGGCGCGAACGGGCGGAGTCGGATGCTGCATTTGGGGCTGCCCGCAGTCTATTCGAGTCGTTCACCACGTTCGGCGGCAAGGCATTGGAGACAGCGAAAAAGCTGCTGCCGTTCTCGTGACCGGATCAACGCCAACCCGCAAGAAGGCTCGCTGGATTCGGGCCAAGAACACGCACAGCGAAGACGTGCCCGCGCACGGCGTCGTCAAGGTGTCCGGCGCAACGTCTCTTGGTAGCGCAATCACGCTTGAAGTCACGCGCCCGGCCGCGGCCACCGATGCGATGACGGGGCAAGTGGCGTTCGCGGCGCCGCTCGGAATCAAGGCGGGAACGCACGGCCACGTCACCATGCAATGGCCCTGTATCGCGCGATATGACGACGCGGGGACGCCTGCCAGCGGTGAGCTATGGGGACCGCAGGCAGATAGCTTTGAACTACTGAGAGGCAACGACGGCTTCCTCGTGCTGGGCGACCCGATTGCGAGCCCATCGAGAATTCACGTTATTGGTGGCTTTCATCGCCCGCTGTTCATTCGCTTTGAACTGGACGCGGCGCTGGCGACAGCAGACGACGACGTGGCAATCACGGTGCTGGAATCATTTTCAGGAATCACCTCTGGGATCACCGCGCCGGCTACCGTCAAGAACCTTGCAATCGCGTCGAACTACGCGCACAGCGGCGCGGAGGATGATGTTGGACTTGCTTTCTACAATTGGAACGACGGCACGTACACGATTCTGCGAATGGAGTGCTGACGATGCAACAAAACAGCGCGGCCACGCACGCCGACCTTGTGATTGAGGGGTGGAAAGACAACCAGCTTATCAATGGCGGGTTCGACTTCGGCGAGCGCGTGACGGACCCCGGCGTCGCTGTCTCAATGACGGACGGCGGATTCAACGTGTTCGATCGCTGGTATTCGCTCATTCAAGGCAGCGGCGCGACCGTTGCGCAAGTGGCGGGAGTCAAGGCGCGCCATGCGGCAAGGCTCGCTGCCGGCGGCACGACCAACCGATTCGGCATCGCGCAGATCGTGGAGTCGTTTCGCGTCTATCCTTTGCGCAGCGAGCCGGTTGTATTTCGCGCGTCGGTTACGCCGAACCTCAACGCCGGCAGTGGCACGATGGACGTGCGCGCCGCAATCCTGGCTTGGACTGGACAGCCGGACGCCTTCCGCAACCTGCGCGATGCGCAAGGTTCCTGGGTTGCCAGTGGCAGCGGCACGAATGAGTATTACTACAACGTCTCGGGGCTCACCGAACCGGCGAACGTCTGCGATTTCCCATTCGCCTCACAAGTGACGCTCGGCGCAGGAACGGCCGGCTCGCTCACGGCCGACCAATGGGATTGGGCCGACAACGATTCGCTAGGCTTCAACACGATCTACGTGCGGTTCACCGATGGTTCGGACCCGGACGATCGGCCGGTGGGCGCTGTCTACGCGCGGTGGTCGATTCTGGATGTGGTGAACGATTGGACCTCGGGCACCTACACCGCCGGTAACTTCTTCGGCAGCACGTCGCTATCGCTGGTCGCCACCGCGCAGAAGTCGATCACGCACGACACGGAAACCGACCTCGACGTGACGGGTACAGTACCAAGCGGAGCGACGAACCTTATCGTGTTGCTTTGGCATGAAGATGTTCCCGCGCATGCGGCAGACTATCTAGACGCGACGAAGCTCAGATTGCATCACGGAAGCATCGCGCAGCCGTGGCGACCAAGGATGCCAGCGGAGGAACTTGCAATCTGCCAGCGGTTCTACGAGCGGATTACGACCGCAAAGGGCAACCGCTACACGGCGTTTGGCAGCGGGCAAAGCGGTTCGACGACGCGCGCTATCG